AGGAGGAAAAAATGGGAGATTTTAATAAAGAATTAAGAGAGGCAAATGCAGAAATAAATAAAAGAAATGGAGTAATTGAATCAGTAGTTGATGAAAAAAAAGATGATATTGAAGAACCTAAAAAAGAAAAAGGTTTAGTTAGAAAAGTTAAACTTTCTGATGGTAGAGAAATAACATTTGATTTTGGAAAATTAACTGGAAATTCAATTATTGAAATAAAGAAAAATTATGGAAAATTAAGAAAAAAATCAGCAACATTAGTGGAAGAACTAGATGATTTTTATTATATGTTAGTTGCAGAATATGTATCTGCACATTCATATGAAACATTCTTAAAACTTTCATATAAAGATTTTGCAAAGGTAAGAGATGAAGTTAGAGATTTTTTGCAGGAAGATTAATAGAAGATCTTGAAAGAGAACATGCAAAACTTTTAGATGAATTAATAGTAGAACTTAACAATCCATTAGGAGTGAATATGAATATTTCATACTCATACTTAATGGGTTGTGATATATACAGAATAAGAGAACTTATAGAAACAGTTGAAGAAACTCTAAGAAAAAGAAGGAGGTGATATTGTTGGGAAAGAAAATGGATTTGATTATGAGAGTGCAAGGAGTTATTGATAAGTCTTTACCTGGTAATTTAAAAAAATTAGCTAATGAAGTTAAAAATTTAAGAGTTGCTAGGCAGAAAATGGAAAAGGCTCAAAGAACTTTAAAAGCTCAAAAAGAGCTAAACAAGGAGATAATGAACAATGTTTCTAAGTATAGAAAACTTAGAAATGAATTAAAGGCATTAGATGAGATAAAAAAGAGAAATAATAGTCTTACTGATGCTGAAAAAAAGAAATATGAAAGCTTAACCAAAAAAGCTAAAGCCTTAGAAACAACTATAAAAGCACAGTATAAATCATTTCAAAAATATGGAATGGAACTAAAAAAATTAAAAATTCCTTTTGATAATTTACAAAGTGAGATTGATCAGACTATAAGAAAAGAAAAACAACTACTTGCTCAACAAGCTACTTTTAAAAGTGTAAAGGGGACATTTAAAAATGTAAAAGATAAATTCAATACTGGATTAAAATATGCAGCTACTGCTGGAATAGCTGCAACAGTTGGAGTAGGAATTTCTTCAGCTAAAGAATATTTAGAATTTGATAAACAAATGATAAAAGTTAAGGCTTTAACAGGAGCTACTGCTGAAGAATATGAAGCTTTAAAGAAAAAAGCAATGGAAGTTGGAAAAACAACAATATTCACATCTGAAGAGGCAGCAATAGGGATGCAAAAATTTGCTTTAGCTGGTCATAAAACTAAACAAATAATAGAAGAAATACCACCAATTTTTGATTTAGCAGCAGCTTCTGGAGAAGATTTTGTTATGATAGCTGATATGATATCAGATCATATGAAAAATTTTAATATAAAAACAAGTGATATGGGGCATGTTGCAGATATTTTAGCTAATACTGTTTCAAATACCAATGTAAATGTTCAAATGATTAGTGAGTCTTTGAAATATGTTTCAAATAGTGCAATGTCGGCAGGAATGGATTTAGAAACTACAGCAGCAGCAATTGGTTTAATGGGGGATAGTGCTTTAAAATCAGGACGTTCAGGAAGATATTTAGTAGATGCATTGTCAAGCCTAAAAGAAGCTAAAGTTCAAAGAGCATTAAAAAAAATGGGAGTTAATGTCTTAGATGCTCAAGGAAAATTTGTTGGTTTTACTAATGTGATGAAACAACTAGATAAAGTTATTGATAAAAATAATCCTTTTAAAACACAAGGACAGCTAATAGAAATATTTGGAAAACAAGGTTCAGAAGCATTTATGAATATTCTTATGGCTGAGAAGGAAATAAATGGTACAACTTATAAAGGAGTAGAAGCATTAGAAAAATTTATTGAAGCTAATAGGAATGCTATTGGTAAAGCTAAGGAAATGTCAGATACCATTTTAGATAGTCCCTCTGGAAAATGGGCATTATTACAGTCAGCAATTTCAGATGTAAAGTTGAAAATAGGACAAGCTATTTTTACAAAAGGTGGAAAGCAATTAATTGATATAGCTATTGAATGGTTAAATGAACTTTCAAATGTTCTTTCTGGAAATTTTAATGATACAAAAGCTAATAAGTTTTGGCAATCATTTATTGAAAATGGAAAAATGGCTTTAAATTCTATAAAAGATATAGGTGTTGTTCTTTGGAATATTTTCAAAGTATTAAATACTATTGGAATAGATAATATTCTAGTCTTTGTAACAGTTTTTACTGCAACATCAAAAGTATTAAAATTTGCAGGAGCTGTAAAAGAAGTATTCACAACTGTAAAGGCTGCTGGTGGAATTATGTCAGCATTGAAAGCTGGAATAACTGCTTTAGGTGGTCCGATTAGTTTAGTTATAGCTGCTGTAGCTTTACTTGGCTTTATAATCTATAAGAATTGGGATAAAATTAAAGTATTTTTTAAAGCTGTTTGGGAAACTGTAAAAGGTATAGGAACTATTATAAGTGGAATTTTTAAAGCTGTTGTTGATGGAGTAGTTAACCTATTTAAAGGACTTTGGAATAAGCTAAAAACTTATTTTAATAACTTTGGATTCTTATTATTAGGTCCGATAGGAATATTTATAAAATTAGGGCAATTAATTTCTCAAAATTGGGATTTAATAAAAGAAAAATTAAGTAGTGTTTGGGATTATATAAAATCTATTCCAGAAAAAGTTGTTGAAATAGTTCTTAATGTTATATCAACAATTGGAAATTTCTTAGTTAACTTAGTTAGTGAAGTAATAACTGGAATAAAAAATTTATTTATAAAACTTTGGGATACTGCTGTTCAATTTTTCAATAACTTCGGTTTCTTATTGTTAGGTCCGATAGGAATTTTTATAAAATTAGGTTCAGTAGTTCGTGAAAACTGGGATCTAATTAAAAATAAAATTTCATCAATATTTGAGTCTTTTAAAAATACTATTAAAAATCTTGCTGAACAGATAAAATCTTTCTTTGCAAAACCTTTTGAATATATGTCAGAAGCTATTGCTGGAGCAAAAGAAAAGGTTTTAGACTTTGCAAGAAAAATTCCAGGAGTTAAATACTTAGTTGGAGAAAAAGAAAATGTAGCAAAAGTAAATGGAAGTCATGCTAATGGTCTAAATTATGTACCATTTGACGGTTATATTGCTGAGTTACACAAAGGTGAAAGAGTTCTTACAAAAGATGAGAATGAAAGTATCTTTGGAAGTTTAAGAAATAGACTTCAAAATGCTACTCAAAGTAGTAAATCAGAAAATAGTACAAGTAGTGAAAAGTCTATTACTTATCAAATTTACAATAGTTTTACTTTTAATGGAGTATCTGAAGATACTAAAGATAGTATTATAGAAAAATTACAAGAAAAGTTAAATGAACTTGAAAGAAAATTAGAAAAAATGAAGGAGGAAAGAGAAACTTATGCAAGAACAAGTTTATAAGACAGAAGCAGGAGATACTTGGGATCTAATTGCTTTTAAACTTTTTGGAAATGAAAATCTTATGAAAGAGTTATTAGAAGAAAATATTGAACTCTCCGAAATAGTTATCTTTCCAGCTGGAGTTGAACTTTCTATTCCTGAAATAAAAGAAGATAAAAAGAGAGGTGTTGCTCCATGGCTAGTTCAAACTTAGTTAGGAGAGCCTCTCCTACCTTTTTTATAGATAATAAAGATGTAACTGAAGAATTATTAAAACATATAGTTGATGTTGAAATTATAGATAATTTAGAAGGTACATTAGATGAAATTATAATAAAACTTAATAATGAAAATAATAGATTTCTAACAACAAACTGGGCTATTCCAAAGGGAACTCAAATAAAGTTTGGAATAAAAACTCTTAATTGGAATAGTGAATTTGAAGGAGAAAGCCAAAGTGATGTAGGAATTTTTAATATAGATATAAGACAATTCAACAGAAAAACAGCAACATTTAAAGGAATATCTGGTCCACTTAATTCAAGAGATGTTAAAAGGTCTAAGATATGGGCTAATATCTCTTTAGAAGCACTTGGAAAAGAGTTTGCTGATAAATATAAGCTAAAGTATTTTTATAAAGTAAAAGACAATATCACTTTAAAAAATATAAAACAAGAGGAAGAGGAAGATTTTTCCTTCTTAAATAAGATTGCCCAGGATGAAGGAGTAAAGTTAAAAATATCTAGTGGAATACTTATCTTATTTGAGGAAGAAATACTATCAGAAAATACTCCTCTTTTAAGTATTAGTTTGAACAATGTTGAGGAATTTGAAATAAAAGATAAATCTAATGATATTTATGATGCTATTGAAGTTAAATACTTTAATACTAAAAAACAAAAAGAAGAAAAAGCAATTATAACAAAACACGAACTTGAAACAGGACAAAAGTCTGATAGTTATAAAAAAGTTTATTCTTTAAAATCCAGGGCTAAAAGTGGGGATTTAAAAAAATTAGCAAAGAAAACTCTTGAAAATGTTAATAAAAGGGAAATAGAAACGACTTTAAAAATTATTGGATGTAAGGAGTTATATTCTGGTTGCATTATAGCATTATCTGATGCTGGAGAGTTTTCAGGAAATTATGTAGTAACTAGGTTACAACATAATTTTCCAAAATTTACTACATCTATTGAAATGTACAAAATTAAAAAAGATATAAAAGAGGAGAATAAAAAATGATTTCAGCATTAAAAGGAACAGTAGGAATTATTCAAAATATTAATACAACTGATTATACTGCTACTGTACAACTTCCTGAGTATGAAAATCAAATAACAGAGGGATTACAAATTTTATCTCCTATCACTTTTGGAAATAAAATAACTTCTATTCCAAAGGTGAATACTCCTGTGTTTTGTATATTTTTAGGAGATGATACAGAAAGAGGTTTTATAATTGGAAGCTATTTTTCTGAAAAAAATGTAAGTAACTCTCAAGAAGATCAATATAAAATTGATTTTCAAGGTGCAAGTTTAACAATAAAAGAAGATGGGAATATAGAGTTAAAAGGAACTTTGACAAAAATAGACAGTGAAGTTCTTATAACAGGAGATACAACAATAGAAAAAAATATAATAGTTTCAAATAATGCAACAATAAATGGAAGTATGAAAGCTGAAAAAGGTTTTGAAACTAATAAGGCAACATTAAAAAATGGAAAATTAGATGTTGAATCTATTGACTATAAGGAGATGACTAAGAAATGAGTATATTAAATAGATTAACAAAAGACTTTTTGAATAATTTTACTACATTTGATTTTTCAAGTAATTTAGGAAGTTATGGAGATATTACTTTTACTGTTGCTCGTGGAAATGTTCTAACTCCTGATGCTATTGATTTAAGTATCTCATCTAAAACAGAAGATCATGACAATCTTGGAGAAGCTCCTTATACAGAGTTTATTCGTAGAAATTTAAGAACTATTTCTTTAAATATTAAGTTAGTTTATACACTGACTAATATAAATGAAGCTTTATTAAAATTAGAAAAAATCTGTGAAAATGGAGAGTATTATCCACTTATTTTAGGAAATAAACCTTTATCAAAATATGGATTTATGTTAACAGACTTTAAACAAGGAATAAAGAGTACAAACTCAAATGGAGAGTTAGAAGTTGTAAATTGTTCTTTAACTCTTAAAGAATATATCCCAAAGTTAGATAGACTTCTTTTACCAGTTACTAATAATTTAACTACGGAAAATAGAAGAAATAATGGTAGTGGAAAAAACAAGAAGAAAAATAAAAAAGTATTAAAGAAAAAATCTAAAAAGAATGTTTATTCAAAAGATAAAAATGAAAAAAAATGGCTACATGGAGTAATTGAAGATGATTTAAGAGGATATTAATAGGAGGAAATTATGATAGTTTCAAATAAGACTATTCCTCAACATCCAAAATTAATAGAATTATATATTCTGTTAAATACAAAAAGAGGAACAGTACCACTCCATAGAGATTTAGGAATAGATAATAGAATGGTTGATAGACCAATTACTGTAATAAAAAATAGTATTTTTAATGACTTACAAATTCAAGTTAGTAAGTATATAAAAGGTCTTACATTAAATAATGTTGAATGTAAAGCTACTGAAAATGGACTTGAAATTGAATGTGAGGTTGAAATAGATGAAAGAATTTAATTTAATAGACTCTAATCCTGAAACAATTTTCGTTGATGCTTTAAGGTTTCATGAAGAAATTACTGGAGAAAGGTTAGAGCTTTGTACAAAAGAAGCATATTTATATTCAACAGTTGCAGCATTACTTGCAAATATAAAAGCTAATATGAATGATGTAGCAAAGCAAAACTTTTTAAAATATTCAAGAGAAGAAAGACTAGATTTAAAAGGTAATTTCTATGGTGAAAGAGGAGCTAGATTAAAAGCTAATAAAGCAAGAACTACAATTAGATGTTATATTTCATCAGTTGTAGCGAAAGATGTGGTTATTGCAAAAGGTACAAGGTTTCTTTATAAGACTAATATGTTTTACACAGAACAAGAATACAAAATAAAAAGTGGAGAAACTTATGTTGATGTAATAGCTGTTGCTGATGTTGCTGGAGATTTAGGAAAAATATTAGTTGGTGAAATTAAAGAAATTGTTGATAGATATGAGTATATGAAAGAAATAACTAATATTACAGATGTGACAGGTGGTAGAGAAGAAGATGATGATGAAGAGTACAGAAGTAGATTAGAACTTATTCCTGAATCATTTACCACAGGTGGTTCAGAAGGCTCTTATGAATATTGGGTTAAGAAATCATCTAACCTAGTTACAGATGTCTTTATAAATAGTCCTAAGCCTAATCACGTTGACATATACGTTGTGAATGGTTTAGAACACATATCACAAGAAGAAAAAACAAAAATAAAAAATTATATAGTTGAGAATAAAAATATTAAAGTTTTAAATGACCAGATAGAAATTAAAGACCCAATATTTCACAATTATAATATTGATTTAGATTACTGGGTTTATGATAGTTCGCTAGTATCGAAATCAGAAATAGAAAAAGAGCTGACAAATTCATTAGAACAGTATACTAAATCTTTCAAAATGGGAGAAAGTATAAACTTGCAAGATATTATAGATATTTCTAAAAGTGTTGAAGGTATAAGAAGAATAGAAATAAAATCTCCTCAAACTTATAAAGGGCAAAAATTTTATTTAGCAAAATGTGGAACTATAAATATTTCTTACAAAGGAGCAGAGTCAAGATGAAAGAGCAAAATTTTATATATGATGTAACGAATATAAGAAACCTTGCTCCTGATATTTTAAAAGATGATAAGCAATATAAAGTTATATTAACTGTTATAGATGCACTTATCTCAAAACACATTGTTGCTAATATAGAATATTTAGAGTTTCTTGAAAGAATAGATACTATGACAGAAAAAGAGATAGATATGCTTGCAAAAGAATTAAGTGTAGATTTTTATGATTTTTCTATGTCTATTGAGGAAAAAAGAAAAGCATGTAAATTATCTTTTCAAATCCATTCAATTAAGGGAACAAATAAGGCTATTCAAGATGTTTTAAATATCTTTTATGAAAAAGCTAATATATTGGAATTTCCAGAATTTAATGGGGATAATGGAACATTTAAAATAGAAATTATGGGAACAACTAAAAATAACCTAGATATTATGATAGATAGAGTGGAAAAAACAAAAAAGAAATCACAACATTTAACAGGAATTACTTTTAAAAATAACTCTGTATCTCCTTTATATATAGCAACACATATGAGATATGGAACAAAAGTAATACTATATCCACAACCAAGTTACTTCTATCTTAATAATCTAAATTTGGTAAATAAAAATGGAAAATATACTTTAGAAAAAAGAGGTGAAAGAAATGGCTGATTTTAATAGTCACATCATTACAAATGCTGGAAGAAACCTTTTAGCAAGAGCATTAGCTGGGGAAGGTAAAGTTCTATTTACCAAAGCAGCATTTGGAGATCAAAAACATTCAGGAAATTTAAGAGAAGTAACTGAATTAAAAAATAAAAAACTTGATTTAAATGTAATGAATATAAGAAATGATAATGGTACTGCTGTTTTAACAGTACAAATATCAAATGAAAATGTAGAACAATCTTTTCAAACAGAAGAATTTGGAGTATATGCAAAAATTGAAGGAGATATAACAGAAATTCTTTATTCATATACAACAGCTGTATCTGCTGATACTTTTCCAAATAATAGATTAGGAAAAACATATGAATCTATTCAAGATATCTATATGGCTATTTCAAGTGATATAGAAGCTGAAATATATGTAAGAGATGGTGTTATTTATTTAACAAGAGATATTGCTAATCAAGTTTATACAGAAACAGGATTAATAGCTGTTGGTACTTTAAAAGGAAGAAATAACTTAGAAGCAGATAAACAATACCTGGCAGATAATGGACATTGGTATAAAAATATTGGTGGAAATAGAACTTGGGAAGCAACATCAGGAACTCCTGATGAACAATTAATTCCAATAACTTGGAAATACTTATATGAAAGTCTTAATAATAAAGAAAATCAATTAATACAAAATCTTAATGGAATTTTAGGGCAAAATAATGGAGAGTTTCCTGTTGAACAGGCAGTGGTAGGAAATATATATTATTTTCCAAGAAATCAAAAATATTACTATTGTTTAAAAAGCCAAACTAGTAGAGTGAGTGTTCCAAATGCAGATTTTGAAGAATTGTCTATTTATCAAAATCGGAAGAAATTGGAAAATCTAAACACAAAATCAAATGGAGATATTGTATCTATAACTTCTTTTAGATTAGGATTTAATGCAAGTAATGTATTAAACACATCAAAAATCAAAGATAAAAAAATCGTTTATGTAACTGTAAGAAGTGATAATATGCACATTTCAACTCAACTTCCAAAAAATATAAGTAGAGCAATGCTTGTTCACGGGACTAGTGCAAAAACTGCTATTCTATCGATAGAAGATACAGGATTTTGGCTATATGGCGATATAACAGGAATTACTGGGATATTTCTAGCAGAGTATGTTTATGCTTAAATTTATAAAGAAATTTATATTTTATTTTCTGTTTTTGAGTACATTTTTATATTTTTTCTTAAATATAATTTTTAAGAATT